GGTTGAAGCACCTATGGCAGTCCACGATGTAGATCCAACGGAAGTAATTACATAACGAGATCCAATTAAAAAACTTCCTGCATTGACAGAACTATTGTTTGCACCACCAATGCTTACGTTCTGGTTGATTGTTACGTTAAAGCCGTTGGCGTAAACAGTATCTCCGTTACCGGGTATGGAAGAGGTTCCATTCCAAGTTGCATTGGACGACCAGTTACCAGATGCGACTGCCCATCTTGTAGCCATGATTAGATACTTTTTGCTGTCCTGTAATCAGACAGAGCCGTGGAGATTGACTCAACCAAGTTTGCTTCTGGAGATCCAGCAATAGGGGACGCAATGTTCACAGACACAATGGCATCCGTATTCAGCGATCCATCTTCCTTGGTTGGGATGATGCTAATTGATGTAGAAGTGTAGCCAGTAGGCTGTACGGAGAATGCGAGTGAGATTTGTTCGTTCATATGGTTATGGAATTGTAAGGGTGTCTGTTGCGATTGCTCCAGCACTATATGTCAGATTCCTGCTGGCAACTTGTGTTGCTCCATTGAAATAATTAATCTGCGTGATGTTACCATCAGTAGATACAAATGTTCTTCGCGTGAATACAGGCAGTGAATACGATGATGATCTTTGCGCTGGGAAATTATCTACCGAAACAGATCCAGACACAGGAAGTGTGCCGTCAATCGTTACAGAAAACGGCTGAAGAAGCCTTTCGTAAATGCACGAAAGCCACCTAGGGGTTGTCCAATGCCTGCAATCTTCAGATAGACTCATTTGTGTTAATTCTTTGGATCTCTCTGCGGATGTAAAAGATGGCTTTTTCCAAGTCTTCCGTTGGGTCTTTAGATTTCAGCCCTGCCCTCCAAATATACTTAATGGCATTACCTAGGCAAAACCCAAAATGCTCCGTAACCTGAATGCACTCAACACCAGACGGGTGTGCCGTGTAGTGAGCCGGGTGAGTTACAGCGTCAGGGAAATTGATGTCTGTATTATTCATTGTTGTTCCTACTGCTTAATTCGTATCGACGCATGATGTCCATGCGCTGTGGGTTATTAGCTTTGGTTGCCGGGGTGGCTTTTTTCAAAGAATGCGTCCGGGCTTTTACGGCAACTTCAGAACCAGCAATAGGGCTTGCTACTCGTTTGAAGTAGTTGGTCTTTTTCACGGCACTAGGAAAGCGATGATGACGCAGATTAGCATAATAACCGCAAGAAAAACCAACGGAATCCAAAGCGGAGAAAGCACCCACCACCACGACCATGCGATAACGCCGCAAAGTTTAAGAGTGATGAATACAATAAGCAGGACAGTTCCTGCGGACATTCCAGATGTATTTGAATTGCTCATTTGATTTTTGGTTTTGATTTATTGGTTGTTGGGGATTGAAGAACTTCGCTGGCTGGACGAGCACCCTGTTTTCGCAAAATGTCGTCAGCCGGGGGGAAGCTCTTTGTAATTGGCTTTTTAGGCATCAGCTTACAGCTTGATCCTCTGGTGCTGCTTCAGGAGTTGCCTGCTCTGCCTCGCTCCTGTCTTTGATAATCAGCTTCTCAAGCAGGGCTGCTGCGATGAGGAGGTTGAAGGCGAACAGCTTGCTCTTGTTGATTAGGTCAACAAAGATGTCGTCACGGGTGATCGTGTTTAGATCAACATTCTCAATGACCTTCTGGATGTGATCTGCCTCCCCGGTAGTCTCTTCAGCGGTTGGTTCGGCAGCAGGGGTCTCGGAAACATCCGATGCAGGAGGTTGGTTGTCCTGCGTAGGAAGCTGGACGATATTTGATTTGGTCTCTTCTGTTGTATTTTCGCTCATTGTGTTTATTTGGTTGGTTGTTTTCTGTTACATCTTTGCACGCTTCGGCATCTTGATTAGACGCTTCTTGTCTTTCGGCATCTCCGACTTCTTCGACTTCGATTCCATCGGAATGTTTTTTTTAGCAGCAGTCAGGCCGACTCGGATTTCAGGTGTTCCAACTTTGAGATATGTAGAATTGTTGTTCATATTATTCCGTTACATATTGCATCATTGCGTCAGCTAGGTCAAAAGCCATCTTCGCTGCCTTTTCAGGGTCAGTACCATCGTCGGTAGATGCAATACCAGACATTGCAGAAGCAGCAAAGAATGCACGCATGCTCATGCCTGTATTGCTTTTGATTGGAGGATTATTCCTATCGCCTTGGTAGGGAGCGACAGGAAACGCCGGGAAATTGAATTTTTTATTGATTCGATTCATTGTAGTCATTGGTTAATTGTTATTTGCGACCGTTGCAAGTGAGGCGATACTTTTTATCTAGTACTCCAAGCCTGTCAAGAAATACCCAAATGTATGGTATGCATGGCTTGTATACATGCGCCTGTTTATATTCTCGTAGCGACATCATGGCTTTATTTGGTTGGAGGATGGCAGCAACCGTCACACCCGTGGATCGCTTCGTATTTGTTTTTGGTCTTCGGGTCATCCGGGTCAGGATGGCCGATGCCATGCGGACAAATCCGTTCCATGATCCCTCGGTCACCTCGCCAGTTCTGCGGCCAATCGCGCATATGGTGATCGCTAGGATTGTGTATGCAGCAATGTTGTCCCTGACATTTAGACCTAGAATGCACCATTAGCACACGATCAGATCCAACCAGAGTGTACTCCTCCATGCCGACATAGCGGACATGGGATGCCAACTCCTTTTTCTTCTGGTTACGTTCTTTTTGAGCTTTCCAGTTAAAAAGTGCTTTTATCAGCTTTGTGTATTTATTCATCGTTTGTTGGCTCGTTGGTAGTAAGGTCAGTTGCCTGAATGTCACGGATATCGGACAGTATGTTGTACAAGATCTTTGTAATATCGTTGTCTTTGCCGTGCCACTTTCTGTGAAATAGGTAATAACGCTCGTAGATGGCAGAAGCTATAATCTCTGCCATTTCAGCCTTCCCTGCGTCGAATGGATGCAGATCCATGACCGGGTGATTATCAGCTTGGGTTTCTTGCGTCAACATATAATTATTAACGGTTATCTTGAGACGTTGAGTAATTTGTAAGCAACGATAACTGTGGATATAGGGATAGCTGTTTTCACAACTCCTTCCAGAAACCACAATATGATCTGTCCGTAATATTCAGGGTTCATTACTGATTGGTATTATTTTTGTACTCCCGGAGTTTATTGATGATGAGGCAAAGCGTTCGCCCCTCTTTGCGTTGGTTTTTGTCTTGAGAGTTGCAAAGGGTTTCTGCCTCTCCCAAAAGAACGGAAAGCAGTTCAAGCCATTGGTTGTCGGTTAAGGACAAAGAGTGTGTTCTCATTTTAGTATGGCTTCAATGCGTACAGCTATTTCCCGGGTCTTCCCTAGGCTATTCAGGCGAATTAACTCCTGTAGCTGGAGGCGGTAACCAAGGATCTCGAAACGTAGATCCAAGTTTTCCTTGCGTACTTCCTCGCATGTTTTTTCAATTTGCGAGAACTCCTGATGTTCGGTGTATGTCATGGGTTTGTTGTGTTGGTGGTTAACTGCAAGCCTCTTCTACTTCCTCAAGATCAACTTCCTTGCCGCATTCCTCGCACTCACGGGGATATACTTCGGCAGAACTGCCCTGCTCTGCGTCTTCCCAGCGTCCGTTCTGCGATTTCCACGCAACCGCCTCGCTCGTAGCTGAAACGGATTCCAAGGATCTGCGTTGCCACATCATGGCAGAAGCCTCGCTCGTTATGGTTGATGTACGAGCGAAGGAACTGCTCGCCCAAGACCTCTATGAGTTTTTGGCGTTGCGTGTTGCGAGCGGCCTGCTCTGCATTGCGGATAGGAGCCAAGAGAGCCTCACAGGTATCGATCTGACGCTTTAGTTCCTCATTGGAGGGATAACGGCTCACAAACCAACGGACGTACTGCTCGTCCTCTACCAGCACATCAGCGATCTTGCGACCAGCGTACTTGCCGCCATCGAAAACGGTAGCATCGAAATTGGCAAGGTACTCTTCGTGAGCGGCCTTTTCAGCATCGATCTGCTCTCTGGATTTACGAAGGCGAATAGCCTCTGGGTCAATCCCAACCTTCTCGGCGCATTGCGTTCCAATGAAGCGGGTCTTGCCAGACTCATCGCGAATGACGACATGGTGGACGATGCCAGTACCGCAATGAGAACAGGTTCCTGCACCAGATGGGGAGTTCGCCATTGCGTTGTAGTAGGCGGATGGATTGTGTTCCGCGAGGGATGGTGACGGGAGAGAAAAGAACCCGATGACCGTTGCGTTAGCGAGCTTGTGTTTCATGTATTTATTTATGGTTGAGGTTTACTGTCAGGGGGAGTATCAGCCCCCGCTTGGGTTTCGTCAACGATAAATTTTCATGCCCACGGGATCTAGTGTTTGTCGGCCTCCGCAGCCAATAGCTTGGGCAGCACCCGGCCACAAAGTTCCCCGAAATCGTCCACCACTTCCTCATTCAGGGATGGAACTGCGGCATGGAGCAGTTCGTGTATGGCCCCGTCAAGCAGGCTGCATTTCCTCCCCTTGATCTTGCGGCGTAACACGATGCGCCTGCGTTCGTAGTTCGCAACTCCCTCATCGACTTTGCCCTTCGTCTTTCCCGGGAAACCAAAACCGATTTCCCAGCGGCGACCGTTAATAGTGGCAAAGCAGATTCGGCGGAAGCTCATAGCACATTTAGTTCTATTTCCCCGTGTCTGTTTTCCCGGTCGAGTTCCACCCGGGCATGATAGTGCGGAGTAAGATACACGCACCGGGAGACCCCGGCTTCTATTAGCCTAGGAATGTCATGCGTGATCCATGCCTTAAAATCAAGGTGGTGGCAGAATTCAGGAACTGCGCCCGGTAGCGGAGCATCAGCGTCTGCGATGATTAGCATTGCGGTCATTTGACGTTATGATGCCGCTTCCACGATGCCTCGTAAATGGCGAATATGCGCTTGCCGTACTCGGGATACCTTTTCACCGGGAGGCGGTGTTTTAAGGCCCATTCTGCGAATTCTCGGCGGCACAGGATCTGTTGGGTGATGTTCATAGAGGGTCTGTTGCTATCCAAGCACGGTGATGTAGGCAGGCAGTAAGGCACCTGTGAGGATTCCCGGTCGGGGCAAGGCTCCCGGTGCCGTGATATGCCATTTCCCGGGAATCGAAATTTGAGCGTCCTGATGGTTCCCATGTTCCCGGCACCTCTCGTAACGGGAACTGATGCGGCGGGACGTATGCCCACTTTCTATCCATTGCCCGGGAAGACTGGATTAGGTACGCAGCGAAGCGCATGACGGCTTGGTCATTCATGATTTGCGGCTCCTGCTGTAGATGATCTTCCAGTTGTAGCTACCGATGCTCACGCTCTCGACATCTACTGCCCAAGTCACATCGTCTAGCGGAAACTCCCGGGCCTCCTTAATAGCCTCTGCCCGGTCTTCATAATACCAGACATCGTATGCGTCACCTTCCTTGTCACGAAGGCGAACCGTGTACTCTACACGCTTTTCCCGTGGCTTCCGGGGCTTTTTCGTAACTACTGGACGCTTGGGCTTGCGTCCGTTGTAGACAGTCCCGGTGATCCTCCAGACTTGAACAAGTCGGCACATGTCACCGTTGTGCAGCCAATCCTTGACGACACCGTCAACAATGGAAAATGCGTGATGAGATGTGCAGACGTAGAAGTTCCCGGTCGGGTTCTTTTTAATGAACTTCTGAAGCGTCCACGGGTTGCTGTACGTTATACGGGTCAGCTTGCGGTTCTTTGCGCCAAACCTTCCTGCCAGCTTTAGCAACTGGACAGGATTGTGGCCTTTGCCATTCCACCTCCCGGACATCGCTGCAATGTCGTGGCACAGCGCGTAATCCCACCCGGTGCAGTTAGCTAGTGCGTTCACCGTGCAGGCATTGGTGTCGTTGTACGCCTTGTCTACAGCCGAACGTCCGCCATCGCTGTATACCCGGGCAACTGCTGGTGTGCTGTGGATGCTCATGATCAGAATTTGGATAGCTGCTCAAGAGCGAATCGGTTAGCGACCGTCCAATCAATTATCAGGACGCTGCCGTTGTCGAGTTCTGCGGTGCCTTCGATGGATACACCGTTGTCATTCAGGAACGCAATCGCGATGTCCTCGCTGTTGTTGTACTGGTGATCGAACGGGATGGTCTTGGAGACCTTGAAGCGGGGAAGTGTGATCTTCACCCGGGAACCCCGGGAGTCTGTAACCGGGAGGTACTTGACGGTGGCTGCGATGTATCGATTCATGGATTTATTGGTGTGGTTGTGGCCCCGGGGATCGAACCCGGGGCCGGGTGAGTGATCAGCGCAGGGTGATCTGGCTGGGGTTGGCCTTGAATGCCAGCACGGCAGCATCACGCTCGGCCCGGCGTTGGGCCTTGCGCTCCTTGCGAGCGGCCTTGGCTACTGCGATAGCCTTGCGAGCCTCGGCGTTGACTGCGAGCGTGTAGACCGTCGAGAGGCTAATGCTGATGCTCTTGCGGCGACCAGCAGGGCGCAGGATCAGATCTCCGTCCGGGGTGATCGTGACGATCAGGTTGCGACGATCCCCGATGGCATTGGTCTTCCGGGTGACAGGCTTGGCCTCGCGCACCGGGAGATTTGCGCCAGTAGGAACACCCTGCTTTTCCAGAGCGCGGAGGAGGTTTTCGGCGGAAGCAGAGCCGCTGTCTTTGTACTCCAGCTTGGCGATGCCGATGAAGACCGCGAGCTTCGGATCGTTGCGGTTGATGACGTATTGCTTGCCTTTGCCTTTGAGGCGGATCTCTTGATCTTGTGGCAGAGCGTTCAGGTCTTGAGCAGCGACTTCGTCAAAGTATGCTGCTGGGATGGTGATTTCGTTGGCGTACATGGCGTATTTATTTATGGGTTGGTGTTGGTTGTGTTTCTACCGTCAATAGGGATACTAATCCCAAGCGGCATCCCGGTCAATGCTTTTTTTTAGTTTTTTTTGAGCCGCATAAATACAGGCTCTACAGCCTGCCCGGCTTTCTACTCTGCCCCGGCATGCGCCCGGTCAACCGCATTTGCAGAATCCTCTACCCACCTCTGGTGTTGCGCCCAATTCTTCCTCATGAGCTTGCACAGGGTCTTTTCAATCAGCATCGCGTAAGAGTGCTGCCGATGGTATGGTGCGTTTTTGCTATCTCCCGGTTCTTCCAGCGCAGGGTTGTTTTTGTCCCATGCAGAAACTTCTTCTTCAGTCACACCATCCCGACGACACAACCATGCTTCAACAAGTTCGTGCAGCGCGACAAGAAATGCCGAATCATCATTGTTCTCAAAAAGCGGAACATTGACGACTAGCGTTCCATCGTCCTTGAAACGCCAGTCACCACATGTGCTGTATCGGATTTCTTTCGGCGGAATCGACTCAAGAATTATTCTCATCGTCGGCGTACATATTCAGACCAAGCTCGTCGAGTTTCTTTACCTCTTCCTTGATGTTGTCGATAGCTCCCATCTTCGCCTCAAGGTAATACCCAGTAATTTGTTCGGCATTCTCAACTGCGTTGTCGAGTGCTTCCTTCATCGTATTTCCAAGGCCAATCACAGCACCGCATTCAGGTAGTCCGCAGGCTTGTGGGATCGCGTAATAAACGCCATCGATGACCGTAGCGTTACGGAGCTTGACCATGTCGCGGATTTCTTCTGGGAACGAGATTGGTTGCCAGCCCTTGTCGGCCCATGAGCTATGCAGCATGATCTCGGCACCGAATTTTGCCTTGGCCGCTGGCTCAACGACGATGCCATTGGCACCATACCAGATGCACTCTGCTAGGTTAGCGTATTGCTCTTGGTAAAGCTCGTTAGGAGGCGAGGGGGCGCGAGCGCACAGGTCGATCATATAAGGCTCCATGTCCTTTCCGATACGAACCTCTGTGCTAACAAATCCTCGCCAGTTGTAGGCAGCAAATACTGGCTTCATTCGCTCGTTAAAGCGGGTAACTACCTCCGGGAGGTCTTTGTACTTCTTAAAGATGCTGGCAAATCCAACATCCTTGATTTCGATGCCAGAGATAAGGTGTTCCGGGTACTGGCACTCGCCTTCTGGGGACGTAATAGCCCAGCAGTCAGTTCCAACCTCAACGCGATCCGGGAGCGCAGCTTCAACCGTGAATTCAATGATGTGCTTGAACGCACCAAGATTGAATTCTACCTCGTCCAGCTTCGGCTCCACCTCCTTGTAGCTTTTAGCGTGGAATGTCTCAAATGTTCCCCGGTACTTGTCGATCTTTACATAGACATCCTTATGCTCCTTGAGGAAGGCCCGGAGGTTTGCCATGCCTTTGATGTGCCAGAATTTCCCGACAGGCATATCTAATGCTGTCAGGATTTCTTTCATGCCCTCCCGGTTTAGCTCCAAGCACTCGCCTGTGCGTGATCCCCATACAACCTTGCCAAGTTTTTCAAGATGCTCCTGCTCCCATCCCATGTAGATGTCCGGGAAGCAGAAAAGGTCAACCTCGTCGAAATGAGGCCCATAGATGCTGTCTACAACCTCAAGACCTTCCATGCCTAGGCCAATTTTTGCCAGATTCATCTTCGCAAAAGCCGACTCCCAAGGGACGTAATAGTAAACCTTTTTAAAAGTCTTTGATAGCTTCAGGGCAAGTTCCACAAATAATCCGTTATCGACTACTAGCGCAACTACATCGGATGGGTCTTTGATGTCTTTCATGTGTTTTTTTATTACTGTGATGCTTTCTTCAATTTGTTAACAGCACGTTTTTGAATTTCTAATGCTTGGTCATAGGATTCTGCAATTTTCCCGTCTTTGATAGAGTATGTACCATAATAAGATGGGTCATACGCCATGAAAACGACATCTGGCTCACCATTGTTGTGTTTTCCATAAACAGACTTGTCCCAGTTTTCTGGTGCTTGGGAATCGTCCCATTTTAACCGGGAAACAGCTTTAAACCCATGAGCAGCGTAATATGAAGGAAGAACCGTATCAAAACAATCCAACTTTGTTCCTCCAGCGGCAATAGCAGCTTCAAGTACTGCACGACCAGCCTTGCTATCGGAATGGCTGAATACAGAAACAATGTCTCCATCTTTTTTAACGGCAGCACCTGACTTGCCATCTTTTGCAATCAATAAACGCATGTTTGCGTAATCCTCATTAGGATACACATACACAGATGATCCCCATTGCGATGATTCTTTGCTTTCCTGAATCATGTCAGCAAATTTCTGAACGCTCGCAGAATCGGAGTTATCAATTTCTAAATACGAAGGTGCATCAACACCGTTGTTTTTTAATACCCGCTTTAGACCCGCTCCACCTTTGAATTCGTCTACATAACGAACACCAAGTGATTTTAGAACCCGTGTGCGCTGGCCTCCTCCTCCACTTCCTCGCGAGTAAGAGAAGGATTGTTCTTCATCGCCACTTCTATTGGATCGAACCCTAGCGATTGCCCTTGTCTGGACGAAGGAGCGTTTTTTGCTTGGAGTAAAAGCTCCAGACGCTGCCTGCTCTCCGGGCTGGTCAGTCCCTTGAACTCCTGATTGTGTATTTGTTGTGCGTCCATTTTCTAGTGCTATTGCATTATTAAGTTTTCGTTGAGAAATCCCGTTTGCCAATGCAACCTCTGCGGCTGCGTTTGCGTAGTCAGGAGCCTCCTCATCAGAGTATCCCTCTGGGTCGTTCTCGTCGTCAATCTTTACTTTTGCTGTCTCATACAACCTCTTTTCTCCGTACCATAAAACCGCTTGAAGATCTGCCATTGTAAGATCCTTGTATTCAGGAATTTGGTGTAGCTCATCAAGTATTTGGCTGAAGACAGAACGGATGTATGTACGTTCATGTGGCCCCGCTGGTGCCTCTTTTTGCCCGTCCAGATACTTTGCAAGTCCATTCCCAGAAAGCCTAAATTCGTCTGGCATCTGCTCACGCTTTTCAGGCTTCATAGAAGCCTTTTGAATTGCTACAGCCAATTCATCTGTTGGGGTGCTTACAACATCCTTTCCAACGAGTTCGCTCATAGATGCGGCCTGCTCTGGTGTCATTGCTTGTACTGCTGCCTGCAAGCGATTGCGTTGATTTTCAGTATTAATCGGATCGCTTTCGATTAGGGTTCCTGTCCAGCGTCCCCATGTACGCACAAGCCAACGATCCATTGTAAGAGCATCAAAGTTTCCGTACAGGTTGCTAAAAAACCCGTTTCCAATCTTCGGCCCTAAAATAGCAGAACCTTTAACTACAGTTGGAGAGTGTTCACCTCCCGGCTTTAGGGATTTGTCGATAGCTGCGATTTCAGCAACGCTAAAAGGTGTTTGCATGAATTGGCGCAGATTGTCTGTTCCCCATTCTTTGGATAGTTTATTAAAAAGATCCAAAGATTCGTTAATAGCAGCTTTTGCTGTACCTGTGCCAATATCATTAGGCATAATCCCTGTCTCTTTGTATTTTCTGTACGCACGTTCTGCCAACTGGAAATTTTTTCCTACTTTTAATCCATTAGATGTCGTCGCTAATGCCCATGTAAATGCAAGTCTAGCATTTTCATCAGTCATGATTTCAGGGTGCATGAGTGACATAATCCTAATAGCTAGGCGTGTTTTTATATCGTACCATCCAATAGCATTTGCGTTTTGCTTGAGTGCAACCAAAGCGTCTTTCTTCCCAACACGAACTAGATATTCGGTAGTTTGTGGTGATGGAACAGAAACATCTACCCCGGATTTTGCAGCTTCAGTTTTTACATTCTGCTGCAAAGCAACTTTAAGATCCCTTCCCTTTTGCCATTTTTGGCCTCCTGCAATTGTAAATGCGTTTTCCAAGGTAGCTGCATTGTCCACGCTTTCAGGGATATTTGCCTGAATAGTAGGGATTTTATATCCCATAGGCTCCTGATCTTCTTCTGCACCTAGTTTTTCCTGAACCTCCCGGGGCTGATAACGAATGTCATTTTTCTCTGGATTGAAGCGTTGCGACAAGGGGATCACATTTCCTGCATCGTCGCGTGTGATTGGATCTGCGGATTTGACTTTATTATTGTCGAATACGACCATCTCAACCCTGTTGTTCCCACGATCATATTTAATTCCATCAAATCCCTTTTCTGCCAAAACCTCTGCAACGGATTTGAAACCCATGTCGTCGTCAATTGCTGATTGAATGTCTGGGTCTAGCAAATCTTTATTGGTAGCGTATTTGCCTTTTTGCAAATAAACAGGCATTACGTTTTTCCCAAATTCCGAAGCAAACTCTGGTGTTGTTGCAAAATAAAAACCATCTCCGATGTCACCTTGCCCGGTTGATTCACCAAACATATCTTTGTCAAACACATCGATTTTTTCTGCGTCTGTTCCGTGATATGCTTTAGTTTCGTATCCTTTTCTAGCTGCTTCCTCGTCAACCATCCTTTGTGCAGTCTCCATGTCGCCTGAATCAATAGCTTTGCGGTGTGCATCGTCTCTTTCTGCTACTTCACGGGGCATGTATGCAAAATCAGACTTTTCACCATATACAGGGTTTTTAACAAATACCGTGTTGCCTACGCTGTATGCCTCATCGCCACCAATCACAGGACGGTCAGTTGCCTTATCATAAAAGAAACTATGCTCCTTTGGGTCAAAACCAATCGGTGTCCAGCTTTCGATATCTGCGGGAATCTCCCGGGATGGGTTGAAATCGCCCATAACGGTCGCTAGAGGAGTTTTTGATCCTCCAGCAGCCACTTTGCCAGCAAGCCTCTCGTCGGACGAAAATACGGGGTCGTATACCCGGGCATGCGTGTCGTACCCGACAACGCTGCCAACTCCACCTTTAGACCCAGATTGCTCATGAACAGTAACAACATAGGTTCCACGCTTGTACGCAGGGATATCGATTCGCAGAGATACAGGATGACCTTCTTTTAGTGTGCGTGCTGCACCAAATTGTGGCCGCTTGTTCTCGTACAACGCAGTCTTTGCTGCTTCTTCTTCAGGCGGAATCGCAAAATCAATATTTTTACCTGTTTCGCGTTCAATATCCCGTGGGGTCAGTTCTTCAGAAACCTCCCGTGGCATTAAATTCTCATACACACGCTTTGCATCAAACGGGTATTTGCGTTCCGGGGTATTAAGCATGTCAGCAATAGCGTCCACCCTGAATGACCTCCACAAAGTATCAACCTCTCCAGCCTTGCTCTTACGCTTATCTGGGTCGCGAGGAGTGATCTCCCGGGGACGATTCGCGAGGTTCAGCATGTCGTTGAACTTGTTCTGCTTCAGCGTTGCTAGAGGTGTCTGTTCCGTAGGTTTCGACGGGTCAAGGCCCATCCACCCGGGCTTACCTTCCTTGGTGTTCTTTAGGTAGGTATTACGGAACTCGTCCATAAATGCCTCCGTAGACCCACCCCAAGGCTCATACCATCCGGGCAGCAACTTTTTCCGGGCCTTTACCTTGCGGAACAAAGCACCCAGAGATACGGAACGAATGTAGAAATTACCCGCCTTGGAAAGCCCCCAATTCACCGGGATCATGCCGTAAATCTCTGCCCGGCGACCTTTGTACTTCTTGCCCTGCAAACGAGGTGCATAATCGATGTCGAACGTGCTTCCATCATCCATTGCAAGTGCATCATTAAGCTCAAAGATCTTTTCCTTCATTGAAAGCGGAACAATGCTTTCCGGGAGATCCTCAATCGCTTTGCGCTGCTTTGGTGAAAGCATGCCGCTATAGCTTTCGCCATCTGCTGACACCGGGATCAGACCCTGACCACCAAAACGGTCGTCGGTCTCAAGTGCCTGACGAATAGCCTCAACACGGTTCGACTCTAAAGTGTTGATATCCTTATCGGAATTCCTGATTGGAGTAATGCCATCTGGTTCATAAACAAAGTCACGTTTGACGGTAACTTTTCCACCAAGAGGCACTTGAATAGCTGCTGATTCTTGCAATTGACCATATCCACGGGTGCGCTGGATTGTGTTTGTGTTCTCATCATGCACCCAAGATCCTTCGGCGGCATTATCTCCCACCGGGAGCGGCCTTCCTACTAGATTGCCGTTCTTATCGCGTACTTCCGCCACCATTTGCGTCTTATACTCGCCACCGTTAAGCGAATAACGGGTGCGAAGAGCAGAATCAGAACTCAAAACTTTTTCAGGAAGTTCAGTCCCAGACTGCTCTTCCGTTGACTCTTCAAACCTACCATTATACTTGGATAGGCTTTTAAGTGCTTCCCTGTTGGCAGCAACTACTTCAGGGCTGAATTCAGTTTCTAGCAGTTCGCTGTAAATTGGCTTTGCACCCATCCCGGTGAGGCTGGACAAGGCACTAGCAACCATATTCCTGTCCTTATTGTGTTCCAGCCATTGTTCAATTGCTCCACCCTGCTTTTTAAGCGCACCAAGGCCGTATTTCAGGTTTCCTGCGTTTAGTTCAGCAATAACCTCTTCCTTCATGTACTGAACTGTGGCTTCACGATTCAGGGTGTTGTTTGCCTCATCCCACAGCCCCATATCACGGGCATATTGGATTTTCTCCACATCACTACCTTTTAGGTAGTTGTTCATGTACATGGAAATTAGATCATCGTCGCTGTAGCGTCCTTTGCTTTGCTTGATGATATCACCATTCAGCGCACGTTCTTGCTGATCAAACAAAAGCCTCTCTGCGGCCTGATTCATCTTTCTAAATTCAGGGATGTTGTAAAGACCATGACCAAAACCTTCATGCCGCAGGGCTTGTGTTGGAGACTCACCAAAAAGAGTCTGCCTACGCATAATGTTGTCAGCGTTGATTATTGCAGTTCCTTTGCTCTTGCTGTATCTGCCGGGCATCCCAGACTCTTGCCACATCTGCTCTGGAGTCTTTCCGTAATTGTTTGCATCGTTTTCTGCATTGATACGGTCAAAGATCTGATCTCTGGTCAGTACTTCAATCTTTAGGCGACCCTGACCACTCCTAGCACCATTTGCCAAAGCATGGATGTCGGCATACAATGATCGTAAATTACGACCATATTCACTCCGGGTCTGGAGGTTTGCACGCAACATTGATTTCTGTATTGCCCTTGCAACATTTACAGCCTTCTGCGCCTCATCGACTTTCTTTTTGTCACCAGATTGCAATGCATCTTGCAGTTTTGCCTCCATCATCAATGTGTTCAATTTTGAACGATTGATGGCATTCTCAAAATCTCCGATTCGGTTCAACTGCTGCTGTGTTTCCGGGGAAGCTGATTTCACGGCATGGTAAATCTCCACATCGCGCTTTTTCCTGTCCTCCATCTGTTCCCGCATTGGCTTCTCATGCAAAAGCCTAAATCCGCCACCCAAGGAGTGGAACCCTGATCCCATCATCATGCCCTGCATGGTGGAGCTAATCAGTTCGCTGGGAGTGTCGCTGTTGATAGTTCCCATAGCTAGGTTCAGCGTTCCTAGGTGAACCCCGGCTTTTGCAAGTGGCCCTATATTCTCGGTAAGATAATCAGCGACTGCTCCAGTTTTTCCACCAAACAACTTTTGGGTTGCCCACGCTGATTCAGGTGCCTGCCCAGCAGTCTTGAAAACACCACCCTCGCCACCACCAATCGCACGCCTAGCCTTTCCAAGGTCAGATACGACTCTGGGTGCAAGGCCCAGCCCTGCAAGCACACCAGCACCTTTCAAAGCACCCATTCCCGGGCTTTCTGGATCAACCAAAGCACCCGCTGCTCCACCTACACCTCCTAGCCCAGCATACTTTAAAGCCACAGGCAAAAATGGTCTCGCGCCCTCTGGAATACTCTCAAGCATTCCTTTTGCCCAATCGGCAGCAGCGGCCTGCTGACCGACTATGTAGTCCGCTCCAGATTCATAGAAACGTGGCTTCTGGGCCTCTTCAATGGAGTTTTCTGTTGCCTTGATAGTGCGTGCTTGCTTCGCTCGCATATACGCATTGTAAGCCTCGTCGGAAAGACCGATGCCCTCCATTGCCCCGCCTAGTTTCTTTGCGAGGCCAATGGCACCTAGTGCCAGACCTCCCGGCCCCATTCCCATCGGCCCAGTTACGAATCCGCCAAAATCCTGTTTTGCCTGATCAAACTCGTTGTTCCATTTCTGCGCTATATCCCGGCTATTGTAGTCAGCGTTTTTTTCTGCAATGGCTTCAATCCTTCCTGCTGCTTCTGCTTCCGTAATGCCATATGTTGCGGCATATACTTCAGGAGAAGGCAGAAGGCTTTTTTCTCGTTCAAGCATTACACCCTGTCCAAATGGGCTATACATCCATTGCGACCACGGGGATAGCTTTTCAGAACCTTGCCTTGTTTTCCAATCATTAGCAGAGTCTTCTGCCTCTGATTCCATGCGATTTTTGAAATGCTTTTTGGCAGTTGTTTCGTCTTTGGTTATCCAAGTATTAATGTTGTCAATTGCTGCTACGCCTCCAGCATCAGGATCATTAAGCCTACCCATTGATGCAATCATTGTAGGCAATGAAAAAATGCCTGCTAATTGTGGCAACAATGATACTGGGTCAGGGTTCAATGCAGAATCACCCATTCTTTCAGTAAGGTCTGAAAATGTTTTAGCACCGTAATACTTTTTAAGCATCCGATACGACTCGGTAAGCGTATTAGGTATCGCCCCGGTTACGTTGCGTATGTCAGCATCAAGTACTTCTTTAGCTAATTTTACGCGATCATTTTGTGGCACATTTTCAATCGCTGCTTTTAGTGGTTCCGTAAGGTATGCAGCAGTAAAATCAAGACCAACGTCAACCGCTGCCTTCCCTGTAGTTCCAACCCATTGCATGAAAGAACCCACATCCTTTTTGGCACTTTCAAAGTTGTATGGAGAAGAATGCTTGTTTTCGGCAAAGTATTGATCTTGTTGCTCTGGGGAAAGCATACCATAAACCCATTTGTGCCTCTCAATTAGCTTTTCGCGCTGTTCTGCCGAAAGATCCCCGGCAATTTTTCTCACAAATGGCAGTTCTGTAGCCCACGGCCCGGTCTTTTCCAACTGATCACCAAAATCATCTGCAATATCGCGAACGGGCTGTTCATGAGCCTGTTCTGTCTTTATGATATCCTTTTCTAGTGATGGAATTCCAGAACCCAATGCTGGAGTCAGAGAAAACTGTTCTTGCCTTGGTTTTTCTTGAGCAGGAGCAGCCGTTGGCTCAATCTCTCCACTCATATACTTTGCTGCCTCAATATCAGCTTTTACTTCAGGTATTTGGCTAATTTCCTTTTTCCCATCCTCAATAGAGATAATATCCGACTCCACATCAGGAATATCAAAACCAGATTCATCTTCCTTCTTTTTCTTTTTTTCAGAAATGGAGTGATCCTTATTGTGTATAAGATCAGACGAAATGTCGGGGATGTCGAAAGAATCCATTTTATTGGGCATTTTGTAATGCTGCACCAATATCGCTAGATCCACCAAATAGTCCCTGCCTCCATCCTCCTCGGCGGAACGCTTTTTTATTTAATGGGTGTCGTGATGCTTTAGATTTTGTCAAAGAATTGTTTAGGTTGTCCTGTTCAGATTTTGCTTCGTCGTACTTTTTTTTGGCCTCTGCGAACGTAGTTGCATCATTCTTGTTTTTTGCATCCTGCATTAGAGCATGATATTGCTTCATTTGCTGCTGCGCTTCTACCATTTTGTCTTCAAAATACGAAGGCACTTCGTATGGCATATATGTGGATGGCAGTTCCTGTTCCATCAGGTCTGGATGCTTTGCCTTAACCACCGTCCTCAAGTCGGCTATTTCAGGATTAACCAGTTCTGCCGTTGTGTTGTATGCACGATACATTAGGTTCATCATGCTTTCATAATCAGCGTCAGAAAGCCTTGCTCCTTCTACTCCTTTGTCTATTTTTTGACGAACATCGTTTAAGTACCCCTGTGTCCAGTTCTGAATTTCTGAATACTGTGCTTCTGTTGGCTGCGTTCCACGGGCAAACATTACAAACTTGTCAATAGCATCAAGGTCGATTGCCCTGCGTGACTTTTTGGGGTTTGGGGAGTATGCCTCGTCCATCAAAGAACTGAATTCCGTAATCTGCATCGGGCGCGACTGCATGAGCTTGTAGATAGGATCTTTGTAAAACTTATCTACCTCTGAAGCAAGTCCAGCCTGATCCAACTTGGATAGCCTTTTTTTCTGCATCTCCTGTGTTTGCGCCTTGCTTGGGTCTTGTTGCTTCCAAGGAATAACAAACATTCCTGACTTATCAGGTTTTGGCGTGGCTTCAGCATACCAATTAGGGTTGCCAGATTGAGATTCAATATATTTCCTAGCTTCCTCGTATGTTTTGAAACCTGATTTAGGAACACCAAATTTTGTTACATCAGGTTTAGGTGCCGCAACCGGGGAAACAGATTTCAACGGCATTTCTGCCAATTGCTGTTGAATCTGCGACATCTGCTCATTAGAAACTCCACCCAAAGTAGAAAGTGAAACCGGGGGCTTGGCTTTTGCGAAACTTGGGATGGTTGCAGGAATGCTTGCCGGGGTTGCTCCAGCAGAAAGCCCTGCTCCAAGGTTGGCCCTGACGCTTGACCAATCAACATTTGCTAAAGCATTTACAGCGTTCATTCCAAGCGGTGTTGGAGAAGTTTCCAAAGGCACTGGATAATTAAGATCACCAAGGATTTTATCTGCCTGAATCAGATTGCTATCATTATTCAGGTCTTCGGGAAGGTTGATGGTATCGAAAGAAAACCCGCCAACAGGAGTAGTGTCACGTTGGTATCTATCTTGTGTCGGGAGCGTAGATGTTGGTGTTTTGAGCGGTTGCGTAGCGGACAATGGCTGCTCTGTATCTGTGGTTTCGGATGAATCGCCACCCCAATCAGGAGGCGTGACGTTTTTAATCCTTTCCTGCGACAACCTTTCCAACTCTTTATGGTGCCGCATCGTTTCGGCAAGAGTAGTTTGTTTATCCTCTCGCGCAGCTTTTAGCTTGATTACTTCTTTTGCGAGATCCCTTTGATCCTTGAGGTCTTGAAGTTTTTGCTCTCTTGCGGCTTTTACGCCTGTGAGAATGCCTAAAGCAATGTCTTTTGTGCCAGACGCAATTCCTTGGGCAACGAGTTCTGGCCTCGTATTCCCTACAGCGAAAGGTGTTATTGGCCTAATTTGGGAAACATCCAAACCACCAAGGGTTATTGGCTGAACATTCGCAAGGGGGGAAAATGGTTGGAATGAGAATGCCATGTGTTAGTTTCCGCCAAATTGTAATCCATCTACCTTGGGAGGCAAGAAAGAAGAAGAAACCTTATTTGCTGTTGGTTCAATTGTTGCCGGGGGTTGTGGTGCCTTCATTGCAGGGGCTTTAATTGCAGCAGGCGTAGCAGGAGTTGGTTGAATTGCTTTTTGAGCAAATCCTCCAGCGTACCCAGCCGGGTTTCCTCTTTTTGCTCGCTGTTGAGCCAACTTTTCAGCGTCCATTGTCTTTTGCCTATCTTCATAGGCGGAGAATTGCCTCCTAGCCAAAGAACTATTTCCTTCTGCGGCTTTTAACGCAGATTCTATTTGCGTATCGTAATCGAATTGTTGTTGAGATCTAAACCTTGCAGCTTCTGCCGCTTTCTCATCTGCGATCCTTTTGGCTTCTATTTCAGCATTAATTTTCGCTTGTTTGTCTAGTTTTGTTTGTGTTTCACGCTTTTGTGCTTCAAGTTTTTGCGCGGCTTCTAGTTCTTTTTCTTGCTGCAATCGAGATGCTGTATTTTTTTCCAATTCAAGGTCTTCTTGAATTTTTTTATCTATTTGTTCTTTTGTGATAGGAACCAACGGCTGAACTGCCTGTATCCCTGTTTCTGTCATTGAATATTCTGGCGCAGTAGTTTGTGCGGCCATTCCAGAATAGACAGAATTAACAAGTTGTCCTGTAAGATTTTCTTGAAATTTTTTCGCATTATCAACAAGGAGTTTATTTATAATTGGAGAGGAACCAACTGGTGCTTCTTTATAATTAACAATGGGAGTTATATTTGTCGCATTTGAGGAAGTCCTAGTTCCCTGTTGTGTGGCAACGGAAATCTTTGGCCCTTGTTGCGTGCTTTCAACAAAATATGTCCCAGTTGGGTTTGTTATTGCTGTTTTAGTTCCGCCAACAGATTGCCCTGCGTCCAGTGCCTTTACTACGATTGGTGTTTGCCCACTAAACGAAGGGGGACGAATTGTAGGGCCAATACGCAAGAGATCTTTTTCTCGTTGTTTGTCGAAATCTATTTTTTCTTGCTTCTTTATTTCATCCATCCTTTTTGTCTCTGCATCCCTTTCATCCCATCGCAAAGATTTCAGATATGTATCATAAGAACGCTTATCTAATTCTGTTTTAGGAGATGACGTTGCATTAGCCCAAACCGATTTTAGTTTGGATTGATTACTACCAACAGAACTACTGAAGTAATCATTTACCGCTTTTAATGGTGAGTACATCTTCTGGAAAATTTATATTACACTCCACCAAACTTTAAATCATCAACTTTAGGGGAACTGAATTGTTGTTGAGTGTTGCCAAACTGGTTCAACAAAGTCTGTTGCGTTGCGGCAGATTTCATAGCAGGATTCTGCTGTTGCATAGCTTGATTGTATGCAGATGCAGGAATTTTTGAAGATGCTGCACGGAGGTTTTGCATTTTCTGTTGTTCCGCTTGCCCGATGTCGAAAGAAGGCCCAGTGTAGCTTTTGCCTGCCGTTGACGCTTCTTGAGCATACTGATTAGCAGAAGCAACATCCATTGCTTTTTGCATAGCATCACCAGAGGCCATTTGCTGATAAGCGGCTTGTTCGCTTTGGTTTGCAAGTTGATTGGCTTGAGACACAGCAGTTTGATATGCCGCCTGATCTTGCGCGAGCTTTGTAGCAGCAGCACGATCTACCGCAGCTTGAATTTCACGTTCCTGCTGTTTGGTAGCGTAGTCCTGCGTTAGTTGCGTCTGTTTCGTTGTGAACTCGTCTTGGAATTTTCTTTGAAGTTCTGCTTGCGCTGATTCAAAGTTCCGTTGCTGTTCAGCGGCCCATTTGTTGTATTCAAGTTGAGCAGCGGCAGATTCTTTCCCGTATGCCAATGCTTTTTCTTGATACGCTGCTTGAGCTTGCATCATCGCTGCATTTTGAGCGTTGATTGCGGCGATTAGTTGAGCAGAGTTGTCCTGCTGCACGGGTGCAGGGGAACTGATGAATGAAGGGCCTCCTCCCATAATAGTAGTGTGTTAGTTGTTTGTGTTGTTTGTTGAAATTGTTACCATCCGTATTTTGATTTAACAGAAGCTGGTGCTGACGACATTGGAGTATATCCACCAGAAGGCATAACTGCTTTAGATCCTAACCCAGCAAGTGATCCTCCAATCATCGCGCCCATCGGGCCACCAAGCGCACCGCCAGCAATAGTTCCAACGGCACCGATCAATGCGCCTGTGGTTGCGTTTTGGTTGGCAGCGTTTTGTGCCGATATTTGCGATAGCGCATTCTGGTAATCGCGCCATTCCTGCCTATTGGTTTGGTTAAGAGATAGCGCACCACTCATGGAGCGATTAAGGAAATCTGACATGGATTGCAAGTTTCCTGCTTGTTGACCAAATACAGAATTAATGTTGTTAATTTGAGTCTGGCCTAGTGTGTTCAACGAACCAAGCACATCTTCCCTGACTCTGTTTGCTCCTGCAAATTGAAGGTTCCCAAAATTAGACATATTCTGCGCTTGTTGAGCAGAAAGGCCAGCAAGATTTTGATTCTGCATTTGAGAAAGTTCACCAACATTAGCCATTCCAACTCGACCGACATTTTCACCAAGACCTCTTGCGGCTTGCAGGATGCCCTGTTGCCACTGATTCATGCGATTCAAATTCTGCTGTTCTGTTTGCTGTTGCTGCCCAATAAGGGCTTGTGGATCTAGCGTAGAGATTTGAGGAGTCAGTTTTAGGTACTGCTCCCGGAGCGACATGTTCTCTAGGTCTCTTTTACGTTTTTGCTCCAAAGACTGATCTGCGAAAGATGCTTCAGACAAAGTTCCTGAACCAAGGCCAGACTGAAGATTGCGGACGATTCCAGACTTAATGAGTTGGTTCATCCACTCCTTGTCGTAATCTGCGCTAGTGTATTTATCTACATCGGAAGCCAATTCCCTCCTAATTTTAGCGGCTTCCGGGTTTAGGATCTCTTCTGCCTCGCGTTGCCTTTGAACATTGCCAATGGCGAATTTTTTAGACTCCTCTGCGGCTTTATTCGCGTCGAAACGCTCCATAGTGGGAGCAAATTGAGCCTCCCGGAGCAGTTGCTGGTTTTGTAGGTCTAGCAGGCTAGATTGAACAGCGTCCCTAGTTTTAAGTTGCCCTGACTGAATGGCTCCTTGCGTTTCCAATAGCCCCAACTGCCCCTTTGCAAGACTCTGCAAATACCCCATCTCAATGTCTTTCTGCGTTTTCTGAAGACCAATTTGAGCATCGCTATACGCTTTAAGCAGTGGGGATTCGATCTCTCCCCTTGCTTGTTGAAAAGCAAGATCACTTTTGAGTTTCTGCTGGTAAAGATTCCCCTGTGCTGCAATTTGAGCAGCCATGATATTGTAAGCAGCCTGATTATTATCAGGGGCAGAAGGGACATATGTAGGTGAACTTCCCATAAATTACGAAGGATAATATAATTCTCTGTTGAGTTTTACAAGCCCAAGTTTTTCCATTGTTTCATCAGGAAAGTTTGGCCTCAATTCTTTAGTTGGAACTCCCAAATACCCAAGGCTTCCGTTGATTTGAGAATAATGCCTCCAGTCAGTCATCGTCTGAATTACGTCCCTTGGTTTGGTGAATTCGGGGTGAAATGCAGGGTAAATAACCGGGAATGAGCAATGATCGCTGTATCCAAACAACTGTTCATTTCTGTAGTGGGCAAAAACATTAATAGAAGGATGTTCTACTATTGTGTGGTCGAAGGATTTAGCAAATTCCTGCATCTGCTTAAATTCGACTGTGTTCCTTGGGACGTATTTGTATTGGTATTTGTTCATTTTATTAGGTCAGGGTCGTAACAACCCCAGTTTGTTGGTTAATTTTGAATCCAATGGCTTGTGAAGAATTAATTTCCGACCTAGTCGAGGATGTTCCGCAAACAACACAAGGAAGGCAAGTAGAGTTTGAGGGAATATTGTAGATTGGAATGCTTGAATACAATGGGATTACACCATCGTTGCCATAAGGGCTGATGTATTTATTGGGAAATTCCGTTACAGGATTGGCTGCTGTTAAAATAGATGGCATATTTAGCAGGGGTTTGTTTTCCTGTATAGATTAGCGGCAGTTGTCGCCTCTTGAGTAGCTATTAGTGCAGCTTGAGTAGCAGCGTCAGCTTCTGAAACGTAACTAATGTAGCTTGCCGTTGCCGTAGAAGAAACTGCCGGGACAGTCGATCCCCCATTGCAACGTAGCGTGACTGTCCTTGTCTGCGTGCTTTTCCAAGAGTTTACACCTTCAGGTGCTTTTTCTACGGAAGCGGTTTGTAGGTTGAATGTTTTAGAATCTCCATTTTCTCCAACAGCACAATAAATTGTTTCGTTTTCACTTTTCCTGCCAATTGATTTATCAGGCCAAGGATCAAGATACATCCTTACGGAATCGACCCCCAAAGCACCGCACCATTCAACAAGAAAACTGAAACACTTATCTACATCATTTGAGTAGTCTGATTCGCATGATGGTTTGTCATTTTTACCTCCTATGTTTTCAGTAATAAGCCTGCGAGCCTGCGTCTGAAGGATGCCTAAATCTTCTATTTCTCCCTGCTCTGAAGTATTTTCATACTGGTACTTTTCTGTAACTGCTAAAATCCTTTTATCCAATATGCTTTGGTATTTTCCCTTTGTCCCCCGGAAAGATACTTTTACATCGACTGTGCCAGCAATCTGACTGCAATCCACTTCCCCGTAAACAAGTTGTTTAAGATCCATTGTGTCACCAAGAAGTCCAGTTTCAAACTGGCAGTAAATCCTGTTTACTCGCTCTGTAGTTGAGCCGTCTTGGTTTATCTCGAAATACTTGTCCTCTCGTTCTGGTGTGAAAGCCTCCCACAAGTGGTTGTATGATCCATCTGAAGATGGAGAGTAATCGACTGAAAAAGCAAATAGCTTTGGCTGATTATCAATCATTCCAGCAGCCCATTCTACTGGTCGGATGCCTGTCCAAACTCCAGACCAAGCCGGGATCTTGTTTTGATTCCACTCCGATGCCACTGCGTAATCCAAAACCATCGTTACGCTGTTCAGCTTTTCAAGATACGGAATTGAATACAGGATGTAGTTCTCAAAAGAAGTAGCGCATATGCCAGTGTAATCAGATGGCATTAGCCTCTTCGCTTTTGCCATTTCAATGTCTTTGAAAAGAATCTGACTTGATAAGTAAGAGGCTGATGCAACGTCAACGCTAACCAGTCCGCCTTGCGAGTACCACCACATCTGCCCGGCCTGAAACGCGATGCTTTTCCCGGCAACGCAACCAATATGAGGGAAAATATTGCTTTGGAAATTTGCAGTATTTGCCCATGCGTTTCGGTCTAAAATTCCGCTGGCAATAGAATACGTCGATTGATCGGTAAAAACATAGAGGCTGGTCTCGTTGTTTTGGCCGACATAGTCTTGAAGTGCAGTAACCTTTCTTGGAACACTAAAATCACCCCTTCCGCTGCCTGTTTTTCTTTCTTCCCATCCAATAGGATTAGCCAAATCAGATGCGGAAATAATGTTTCCGTTTGCGACCCAAAGCCTGTTTCCAGAATATGCCATCCAGTATCCAATTGGCATATTTTCTGCCAAGTTCCCAGTGTCGTTTGAACCGTCCCAATAACAGGGTGTGTTAGACCCATCTTGGATAATAATTATCCTGTGAGAAGGGGTAACAGCAACACCACCGCCAGTGCTAATAGTTGCAGACCTTGTGGCTATAACGAAATTGATTTTGTCTGCGTCCGGGTTCATTTCGATCCCGGTCAAACGATGATCCTCCCATGATGATGGTTGAACTAACGGAAAGGGGAGGAAATAAACTTTTCCATCTACAGCAAAAACAATATACGGGAGTTCTGCTGCTTCGACTGCGTTTCCGTTGTAATCATAAATTGTATTTCTATAAGTCTCTCCTGATCCTCCGTACCCGGTTATTACCAAAGATGATTGCGCTTGCTTATTTGCGTTAAAAACAACCCCACCTTGGAAATTGCCAGCAGGCAGAGACAATTTCATTGTGTAACCGGGTCTTGTTTGAACCATGCCGCCTCGGCAAGTTACATTGACTCCCCATTTATATTGATTTTCTGGTAGTGTCCACGGGTTGCGTACGCTGTTTGCCCCCATGAACCACGCAGCGGATGTTTTTTCCTGCCTGCCTGAAGTGATATTTGGGCTTTTCATTTTAGAACATCACCTCGTCAGTATAATCACCATAAGTGATATTATTGATTTGAGGTGGCTGCATAGCGTGACCTTCCATGCTCTCGTTCTGGTTCCTCAAATAACCGTATGCGACTGCCCAATACTTTTGAGATTGGTCAAAGAAGTCTTTGTCCTCCAGATCCACGGCATGTAGAGCAGCTAAAATTGCGCGTTGGTTTTCAACAGGAATGTAATCGTATTCGCTGGATATTTGCGGTGCTTTTACCCGGTAAATAACCCTAGCCCAAGAACACTGCTTTCCGATCCTAATCCTGCGATATTTAGGATTGGTTTCTTTCGGGTGATACTGCCCAATCAGAGCCATGTCGTTGCTTCTTCCGTTGTCGAACGCATACAGGCTAACGTATCCCAATGTCTCTGGCTTTTCTATGTGGTAAATGCTTTTAATTAGCACAGGAGGCAAAATTACATCTGTAAAAAACGCACTATTTACTAAATTGCCAATATCATAAAATGTAACTCTTCCATTTGTTGAAGCAATGTTAAGAGCGTTGCTTTCTGTGTCGTATATTTCTATTAAATTAGAACCAATTGTTCTAGCGTAATAATATTGAGGTGATTGCAACGTGCTTTGTTGTAGTCCATAAGGCAAAGAATCGTTTGGACTCGGTCTTACTGTCAGTTGATCCCCTGTGTTAAATAGGCTGTTTGTTGCTTGTAAATTTGTTGATGGAACGATTGTAAAATCCCTTTGAATCAAAAGGTTCAACTCTCCAATCTGCAAAGTAGGAATCGCGTTTTGAGAAAAAACAATCGGATTGTTGTTCAGATCGGTGATAGAAAGATATTGCCCTTGCGGACTAACAAGATAATTTGTGTTCGCTGTTAAAGGGGAAGGCAATGTTCCTGTTGTAGAGAATGTTACAATCGTGCTTGAATTGATATATTGATTATATTCTACAAACAAAAGATTATTGTATGCTTTTGCATAGGCGGGATTCCTGATAGCATAATATGTTTGCCCTGTCCCTATTTGAGAAATAGCAATAAGACCCTGCGTTGTTGTCGTTGAACTGGCATTTTCAGGACTATTATACAACTGCGCTGAAGTGTTGTTTAGTTTCCTGATATAGTACAAAAAATTAGAGCTAACTCCTGTTGGAAGGAGGTAGTCAGAATCTAAATAGACACCTTGCCCAGTAGTAATGCCAGAGAAGTCTCCATTCCATATATTGTTAAAACCAACAGTAAAAGACCTAGAAAGAGCTAGGAAAAAATTGCCTGTTGGCGCACTAGTAATGTTGATTGTATTCCCTTGAGTTGTCTTTACTGTGAAATTTCCTGTTGTTGTATTTAGCGGAGGCTCTGCTGTGTATGCTACTCCAGACTCCAAAGGAGAGGGAAGTGCGCCAGTAGATACAAATTCAACAAATACACCAGAAGACGCAGTTATGGTAACTGTTGGGGTTGAAGTATACCCGGTTCCTTCCGTTATGATATTTAATCCCGTTACTGTGTTGCTGTTTGGGTCAACAATCGCAGTTGCTGTTGCTCCTGTTCCTCCTCCTCCTGTAATCTTAACAATCGGTGCGTCTGTATAACCAGATCCGCCGTTCGTTACTGTGAATCTAGAAACAAGAGATGTAGTAATAGCGCATGATGCAGATGCATTCCCCGTAGAAAAAGTAATCGTCGGAGCAGAAGAGTATCCAGACCCTGCATTCGTAAGCACAATACTAGCTACTTTATTTGTTAATAGTCCCGGCCCATCAGGAACCATAACTGCGTAGCCTGTTGCTGGACTTGCAATTTGACCAGATCCTTCTGGTGGGCTTGGGGGAGAACTAAACGTGATGGTTGGTGCTGTAGTGTAACCGCTCCCGGGGTTTGTTATATCAAACTGTCCATTGACAGAACCGACCACAACGGCAGTAGCAGTAGCACCAGATCCTAATGGCGCAGCAACAGGGAATCCGGGAGCAGTAATTTGTGATTGCGTTCCTATTGAAGATGTTGCTGGGATTAGTTTCACCAGAGCATTTACACCAGTTCCTGCGTCTGTTAGAACAACTGGATTAACCAATGAGTTCGCGCTAGAAGCATTCGCATCTGCAATATTGGTGTGCAGTGAGATTGTAAAAGTATCAATTACATTTACGAAATACTTTTGACCAGAAATCAAAGGAGCAGGGAGAGTTCCACCAGAAGTAAACGCTTGCACCTCATCTCCGTTTAAATAGTAGTGTTTTACATTAAATTTTAATGTCGTCTGCGGAGAAATCTGTTTTTTAATGTCGATATTAAACTTTCCGCTAGATCCAGACATCAAAACTGGATTTGCTTTGTTTTGTGCATCAGCAAAAGAACTATAAATCAAAAGATTATTTTCATCTTGAGGATTTGCGTAATAAGTTGCTCCCGCAATCAATGGTGTTGGCAGCACAGATGAGAACCCTGATCCTGTTCCTGTAGAAAACGACACAGAGTTAGGCGTATCAATCGCTACAGAAGGAGTAGAAACAAAATTAACAGCAGTCAGCAAACTAGATTTCCTGCTGTCTGTTAGTCTGACTGTTCCAGAGTTTACAATGCTTTGAAGATTTATTTTATTGGTCTTATATTGAGCATCCAAAGAACTATTATATAAAGAAATTTCGTTATCTGCATCTACTCCAATGTAATATGTCTTTCCAGAAATGATAACTTCTGGCGAATCTCCAGAAACAACAGAAAAGACAGCGGATTGCCCCGAAGAAAGTTGATGCGCTGAAGCGGAAATAAACTGCGAAATTGGAGAAACCGCAACTTGCCTAGTGTCTATCTGAATACCGTCTGGAATAATAGTTCCATATGGAAAATCGCTTTGGGCGTGAATATCAACTAATTTTCCGTCAATAGTTTGCCCGTCTGGCAATTGAGTCCTCAATTCTCGGTTGTTTGAGTCAGTTCCAAGAATGCGGATTTGTTTTCCAGAGTCAGCATTGTGTTCTGCGATTGCTAGAACTTGGCTGGGCTGGCGAATGTCCATGATTGTGCTAACGAATCCTCTGTCATCCCACGCCCAATCTACCGGGTTATACATGCCTCCTTTGTTGACATGGTACTGGAAAAGTCTTCCCCTAAAATATGTAGGAGAACCATCTACGTTAACACCTAAAGGAACTTCAACACCTCTGGGTAGCGTTATTGTTTGCCCATCCCAACCAGTGCAAACATCGACTTCTGCATTAGTGTGCAGATAATGACCAGACTCCATCAGAATCTGGACTGCCTGCGTTAGCTTCCGAAATACTTTTTCCCGGTCAGTAGTAGCAAGTATTTCGGAAGCCTCGTCGATGATTTGCGAGACGAACATGTTTTATATTATCTTCCAGCACTAGCCTCTTCTGCCATGCTTTTCAGGAACTCTTCATCTTCTGCCGGGACACCGGGGGCAGGAGAAGGAACGGGTGCCTCGGCAGCTTGTGGTGATCCTGATTGCTGTTCGACTGACTGTGAAAGTTGATCCAGCCCTGCTGCCAACTGTGAAACGATTTCGCGCATCGCATTAAAAGCCTCGCGTGGCATAGAAATCATAACAGATCCACCATCTTGAGGAGGGGGTGGCATTGCGGGAGCTTCAGGCATTGGCATATCAGTAGGTGGCATTGGTGTTTCAGCAGGCATAATAGTAATTTGGTTATTGGTTAGATTTCAGTTTCTTCTTCCGACTCTTCTTCCGATTCTGTGTCGGTAGAAATTTCTTTTGACGCTTCTTTTAGCCCCTTTTCGATTGCATCATCATCATCAGGATATATTTCTTTCGTCTCGTATGTAGCGTCTTCTCCTGATGGTTTAATCCCATGAATTTCTAGCTCCACGCAATAATTCGTAATAGTCTTGCCATCCCTTTCTACTTTCTCTTCACGCTCCATAACCTTTCGATAATGGATAATGGCAGTTCCTTCTTTATTTAATTTGCTCATGCCTTCAGGAGCATTGGAAAAATACAGCGAAGGGTAGTGAATGTTATCTTGCGCTTCTTGTTTTTCCGCAGTTTTTTCTGCGGCTTCAATAAGCGGATGGGGAATAATTTTTTCACCAAGGTCTAAAAAACCTTCAGGTAAAGATTGTTTTTGCATACTCATTTCATTTTTGGGAATTCCTATAGAGATAATCATCGTTTTGTTTCTCCTGCAATACAATTATCGCATTCTCCTAGCCCTAATCGCACCTTTCCCGGTAATTGAACTCAATCCTCCATTGGCAAATCCAACAAGGTAAATTGTTGTTGCTGAAGAGATAGATATGCGAACTACGGGAGTTGAAAATGCTTGGGTTTGTGCTGCCGAAGATCCAGCATGAACCATGAATTGTGAATATGTGTCCTGTGCGCCGATAGTATCGGCTGTAGTGTTAATTCCTCCCTGTAAAGTAAAGGTTGCGCTGTTTGTGGTTGTGTAGGCAAGCGTTACACTCCCTGATACATCCCAATCTCCAGCAGTAAGCGATATTGACGCAATGTTTTTTGCTGAATTCTGCGTTATAGAAACAGCATTTGTAACTTGACCAACAACATATTCTCCTTTGTATCCTGCTGTGATTGCTGCCGTGTTGGTTGTCCCAAGCTGATCTGTTCCCCATGAAGGGGCAGCATTTCCTCCGCAAATCAACACTTGCCCAGCAGATCCAGTAGCTAGAAGTGCTGTGGTATTTAGAGCAGATTGATATGGGATAGATCCCAAAGCACCACCTTGTACATTCGTTGCATTTGATGCAATGCCAGTCAGGTTTGCAGTTACGATATTTGCAGCAAAGTTTCCTGATCCATCACGCAATACAATTTTATTAGCTTGATTTGTGCTGTCTGGCAATCCTGCAAGTTTGCTATTTGCAATAGCCGCAGAACTGCTGATATCGGCGTTTGTTATTGTCCCGTCAGCAATCATGCCAGAAGTTATACTGTTGTTCGGTAGCGTTAAATTACCAGAAACAATCAGGTCTATTATAGAAGTAACTCCTTGGCTCGTCCAAGATGGTGCGCCCAATGAAAGATACGATGGTAAAATACTTGCTAAAGGCAAAGATAATGTTCCAGTTGCCGAAAGGTTTGCAACGCTAGGGCTATTGATTACAGGAGCAGTCAAGGTTTTATTCGTGAGTGTTTGAACACCATCAAGCGTAACTTGACCAACAAATGTAGTGTTGAAAGCTCTTATCAAATAACACAAAAGACCTTCTCCTTGATTTCTCGGAAGACTGCTTATTTGTGCAGTGTTGTTTGGATCACAAGGGATGTTCCAAATAACCTGACGATTGACAACGCTTTTTGTTACATTTGATCCATAAAGTGCTGTCACCAAGTTATTGATGAGGCTTGGGACAGATTCATTACTTACTGACGGGTAAGGTATATCTTTTCTGCAAGTTTCGTGATTCATATTTTTGTGTTAGTTATAACTTTTTATCCACTGTTATGGTTGATAAACAACATCCCATCCTTTTTGTTCTGCGATTGCCAGATCTTGGCTTGTAAGCGATCCTGCTCCAGCGCACAAAGAAACATCGACATATGCTTGTGGATTTGCGTTTCCAAGATTGTTAAAACATTCAATTATTTCATTTCTTCCCATAAAATTATCAAAGAATGAAAGTGATGATTTCATTCCAAATGCTTTGAATCTTTTAACAGGAGGTGCAATAATCATATCTAAACTAACCAACGAAAGATTTATAGCAGGAAACTCTATCAATGGGGATCTATCAGGAATCATGGCGTTAATAGAAGAAGCATTTCCTGTAATAGGTATATTTTGCAAATTGTAACAAGATGAAAATGCGCTTGATAAATTGCAAGGACTTGAAAAGTTTATCTGTGGTAGTGAATTTAATGAAAAACAAGATGCAAAACAAGCTACTAATGATGTTGCATTATTAAAATTTATATTTGGACATTTTTCCAATGCGTTGCATTGACTAAAAGTGCTTGAAAAATTAGTGATATTGAATGTATTAAAATCAGAAATATAAATAAGATTTGGATTGAAAGAAAACACAGATGAAAAACTCGTTAGCGAAGAAAAACTATTGTAATCTAGTTCTATTGCTTCAAGGCTTGTGTTTGACTGAAATAATGTGCATTTTGCTAATATTTTTACATGTTTCAGTAGATAATTTTCTGTGATTCCGTTAACGACCAAATTAGGGCCAGATGCAACTATATCAAGAAATTGTGTTTTATTTAGATTGGTTATTGATGTTAAACTGCTTCCTGCCTGTGGAGTTATTTTGATTAATGCTTGCCTATATCCGAATGGCGTATTAGTAGATGATGGAATTTGTGAGTAACTATAATTGTGAGTTGCAGTCGTTCCTGAACTAAAGTTTCCTGTGCTTCCATCACCCCAATCTACAATATAATTTCCTGAAACTGTTACGGAAATGTTGTTGTAGCTCGCATCGGCTACTGGAACCAGAGCATAAAATACAGATTCCTGACCTGTTACTTCTGGAATAGGCAACCAAGAAACTGGTCTATTCCATATTTGTGTTGGCTCTGGAGGCGTGGTTTTCTGTGCTGAATTAACAAAGATAGATACACCAGATCCAGAATCTATTGTGATATTTTGCATTTTATGTAAGTTCTGTCACAAGCAGATTTCCTGCTCCAGTGCTAAATCCTTGCAATGCAAGCGTTACTCCTGAAATTGTAGCTGTATCTGACGGCTGTAATGCGAGTGAATAATTAGAAGAAGAAGTTACTCCAGATCCGAATAAGACATAAACAAGAGAACCATTAGGATTGTTAGCTAAAACGATTGATTTCCTGTTAGGGTTTGCTGCTTTTATTAGAGCAGACGCATTGATGGAAGAAAAACTTGTCACAGAAGCTGCTGTTGCCGAATTTGGCAAAGCGTCATCATAATAGATTGTGAGCTTATCCCCAACGGAAGGTGCAGATGCAAGGGTGATTTGAGATGTAGAGCCTTGAGTATACGCGGAAGGCGCAGGGCCAGAGATCGAATAGTGAACTACTCCCGTTGTAGCGTTGGCAACCAAAAGGATTTGGCTTAAAGGAACATCTACGCCAGCCATAGAAACGACTGCTCCGCTAAATGTGATATTGCTAGGTTTTACGAGTTGTTTCATTATGATAGTGCGATTGCAAAAGCGATTGCCTGTTGTTGTGTTGCGGCTCCGATTGTAGATGCTGTGATTGTTTTCCAGCTAGGGGCAGAAGATCCGTTGCTTCCTAGAAATTGACCGCTCGTTCCGTTTCCAATAAATCCTGTGGTGTTCGGAGCAGTTTGATATAAAAGCTGGCTCGCCTGACCAGAAAGAATGTTATTTGCAGATGATGAGGATGTTGTGTTTGTTATCCATTGAAGCCCTCCGCTTCCGTTTGGTGAAAGCACCTGACCAGCAGTGCCAATGGGAAGAAAAGTTGTAGCATTTGCTCCTGTTTGGTATGGCAACCCTCCCTGTGTTCCTCCTGCTAGATTTGTTGCTTTCCCTGCTGTAATAGCAGAGAAATTTCCTCCGCTGACAACAGCAGACCCAAAATTCATTGTTCCAGATACGCTAGAATTATTCAGCGTTTTGTTGGAAATGGTCTGAACGCTGCTTATATCAACAAAGTTGGAAAAATTAAAAGAGTCAAACACCCTCAACATATAACACAGCAACCCTTCTCCTGTGTTCCTAGGAATCCCGGCGACTGATGCGGTATTGTTGGGATCGCATGGGATTGTCCAAACAATTTTTCCGCTGGATACATTTTTTTGAATTTGCCCGTAAAGCGCAGCAACAAGGTTATCTATCAAGCTGGGTACAGACTCATGAGAAATAATTGGATACGGGGTATCGGTGTCGCAAACACCATTGTACCCGTCACTTGAACCGTAATCTGATCCGCATCCACAAGACATAATAAGCAGTTTTGTTTAGAGGTTGATCTTTGTAAAGGGAAAATTAGATTTTTGTGTAATGCCAGACAGGTCGGATTCCGCCACCCTTTGTGTCTATCCTGAATTGCTTCTTTTTCATTATTTTCAGTTTTGTTGCCCTAGACACAAATGACTCGACTTCTCCTAAAGACAAGCCTAGCTCCTCCATCATTTGCTTCATCGTCATATATTCTTCAGGAACTGCGTCAATGTTGCACCCCACTTCATTTGCAATCTCTTTTAGCCATTGGTTTGCGCTTTTTTTTACCAGCTTGGTTGATGCCATATTTCGTCATGGTTGCGTTGCGTGATATACACAACAGATTGATTTAGTTTTTCGTTGTAGAATCCCCAAGCCCATGCCTGTGTCCATGCTAGGGTGGCCCTGCGCCCCTTGGCGTAATCCAAAGCTCCGCGCCGGGACAATGTGCCTATATTGTATCCGACTGCGCTGGTGAGGTTCCTTGCGCTCTGGATGGCCGTTTTATGGGTGTGAACAAAGATAGCCTTCCGCCTTGTTCCGTTGGTACACAGGTATTCTGCTGTATCTCTAGCGGCCATTTCATTAAAAAGCACACCATGCTGAAAAACGATATCCGCTAGATCATAGGTTTGAAACACCCCAGTATATGGAATTGTTCTGCATTTGATCTTTTGGCATGTTTGCTCAATCTGTTGGCAGATTTTTTCGGCAGCGTACCCAATTGTAGGGCTTTTGCTGTTTCTTAATTTATATGCCCTGTCTTCATGGTTCCCCATTACGAAAACGGATGGCTTCAGTTCCCTCAAATGCACTAGACCAGTATCTACGTCAGGTTCTAGGTCGTCCCCTGCTGACCCTGATCCGATGCCATTACCCATTAGCCCAGTCATGTCGATTGCATCACCTAAATGAGCTAAAAAATGCGGCTGAAATGCTTCCCGGAATGTCATGAAAGCACTCCACGCTTCTTTGTCCACGAATCGTGCGTGCGAACATCCCAAAGCAGCGAACCTTTTCCATTTGTTGACGATATTTGCCATTATGATTGTTGTAGGCAGCTTTCAACAGCCGCAGCTTCTGCTTCTCTACGGCGAACAAGTCCATCCAGCCCCTTTCCTTGCCACAGCCTTTTCATTTTCCTGATTTGTTCAGCTATCCCTGCGTAGTCTTTGTTGGGAATCAACTCTTTGATTTGTCTCATCTCCAACCTAGAGTCACCTTTTAGGCTAGATCCCCGGTTAAAAACTAGGCTTACGATTGCTCCGTATGCGTCTCCGCAAAGATCCTCAAGTTGCGGAAATACAGATTCCGCGAGGTTGGCGAATTTCTTCCATGTAGTGAACATGAATATCCTCTCTGCAAGGTTCCAAGGCATCTCTATTTTGGCCGCAGACAATGTTTTCGTGTATTCCTTGCCAGCATTGCCTTTTTTGCCGCTGGCGTTTTCTACAAGCCTTCTATGCTTTGCCGAAAGGTATGAAAATATCTCTGCCAGTTCTTCTTTAGAGTAATAAGCGGTATCAATGCCTATTCCAATGGTTGGGCCTGATGCGCCTCCCGGCCAAGTAAAACGCTTTAAGTATTTATTGTAGTAACTTTCGCCACCTCCGACTTCATACTCGTAAATGAGTTTAAGGGTATTTTTAGATGGAGGTTTCATAGTCTTCCTCCTTCGCGTTTTGCGTCAAAACTTGGGTAATTTTTTCTACGCGAGACGCAACATCTTGAACCTGACTTGTCCCAATTTTCCACTCGTAGATCAACCTACCAGTTACCATGAAAATTACGATGGCACCGATGACGTAAAAAGAATTGGTCGTTATTGTAACAAATCCAGCATAAGCCTCTTGTGGAAGTGTGTATAGGTGAGCAACAGCCCAACGCCAGCTAATTTGAATGAGAATTATGCCTAAAACAGAAAGCACTAGTCTCTGCCATGTAGCCGGGAGATTTGTCATTTTTATCTCATTTTGATAGCAAACCAAGTGGCTACCGCCAATACTTGCAACCCGAAAAACAACCTCCAAGACCAAAGCTCTTTCAGGCTTTTGCGCTGTTTATCTTTCCAATAAACAGCATCATTCTGCGCTTTTGCTAAATCTAAAGATTGCTGATTAACTTGAGCCTCGTATGTATCTACTGCCAAAGCAAGATCCTTGATAACAGCATTCCCTTCCGGGCTGGAAACGTGTGGCTTCAGCCTTTCTATGCCTGTTTTTACAGCAACAACAGAAGGAGCGGTGTATTTCACAGGCTCTTTTGATGCACATCCAATAAGAAGTGCTGATGCACAAACAAGAATAATATTTTTCATTATTGAAATTGTTTTTTAGTCCAGACGACGAGTTTAATTATTGCGGCAATGATGGCTATTGTTCCTGCGAGAAGAGATACAATAAGAGTTAGATTTTGAAGCCAAAGATGTGTCGAACCAAAGAAAGATACAATTAACGAAAACAAAGACACGATTGCGCTTGTTGGGCCTACTTCGGAGATTGTTGCATTATTGCTCATCTGCATTTAATTGTTGATTCAGTTCAAATGTTGGTGTTCCTTCAAATGTTTTAAGAGACGAAAGAAACTGGTGGTAGTCTGCCCAATAAGGGCATTTTAGTTGGTCTGCATTTGTAACAAGCATTCCTTCTTTTGTTTCTACAAAATTGCATTTTTGATTGTCGTGAGATTCATTAAGCAAATTAAGCTCATTTACTTTGTCTGAAGTGATAATTAGCCATTTCATGCTAGTGAAGTTATCAATGTTTCCATGATGGCGTTAAGTTTTCCAAATGGGTCGGGTTCTCCACTTACGGGATAATTATTAAATTGTTTTCCAAAACAAGCAAATAATGTTCTTTGGGTGTCATAAGCAGAACCATTCCTTCCAAATAACATTGGTGTATTTGGGAGACTTGTGGTGTTAGGTGTTCCTAAACTAACTGATTCTGGCAATCCTCCTAGTCTGAACGCTACTGCGCCTCCATCAAGCACTCCCCTAGAAGAATAAATTCCAACAGCACCATAAGTTTGCGGCAAACCAGTTAAAGGAGTTGGCATTGTATTTACAGCAGCCCTGTTATTTAAAATTGAACCTCCTCCAAATAATCCGCCTACTCCAGTTACACTAAAGTTCATTCCAAAAGTCCGGGATGAACCTACAGAAGTTCCATATGGAGCAACAGAAAACCCACCTTGGCTATAATCAATTTTCTTATAGGTGTAAGCCATTCTTGTTCCGCCAGTAGGAGTCCAATCGCCTGTTCGGTTGTTGTTTAACTGATCTATTGAAAAATATTTAGATGCTCCATCTCCAATCAATCCTGTAAGTTTATTGTAATCAGATGAAGTATAGCTATAAGGAGTAGCTTGCGCCCAACCTCCAGATGGCGCAGATAAAGCAGGGCCACCAAAAGGAATGAATAGACCATTGCCAAAACTTTCTTGACCAATTAAAAAATAACCTACTCCAATGTAATCCCACAAATATCCAGCTTGCGATGGATTGTCATTGTATATAGCAGTAGTTTTAATAGATACAAATGCTGTATTAAACGCAGTTTTATTTTGTGATGTGATTGACCCCCCTGCCGCCTCTACCGCTGTGAACCAAGCCTGTGCATCGGGATCATACGAAGGGCCACTTGGCCCTCCAATAAATGGGTAATTTATACTAGCCTTTAGCGAGAGGCTTGGCATGAATTAGAACGTGTAAGCCACCACGGATGTTCCAGAACCAGTTGTGAAGCTGGTTGTATTTCCGTAAAGGACGAAGCCAGCAGGAAAAGTAACTCCAGTCACAGTTCCAGTGATATTGCCAGCGTAAGCAGTAAGGGTTCCGCTAGTTACAAACTGAAGTGCGTACCAAGTTCCAGATCCAGAAGCAGTAGTAGCAGCTACAATCTTTCCGCCATTAGCTCCAGAATTGTGGTCGATTACATTTTGTAGCGAAGGAAAATTAGATACCGATACAGACCCGCCTCCTCCACCTCCTCCAGATCCAGCAATGTCGTAAAGTGCCTGAAGTGCGAGTTGGTAAAAGCTAGAAGTAGGGATTGTAGATGGGATGGGTGTAAGAGGCATAATATTAGAAGAGTTGTGTAATTTTTGGGGCAGTTGAGGTGGCTGAAGCAAGTTTTATCTCACTTCAGCCACCGATAACTACCTACCTATTACAGACCCGTCGAGGAGGTCGAGCAAGGGAGCGGGTTTCCGCTGAAGGGGCAACGGCGGAACAGCACAGGGCAGACGTTCTGCGGACGAATCGGCTGAATCGCACGCTGGATCTGGTAGATGTGCTGACCGTAATCTCCGTAGAGGTTGCAGTCGTTGTCGCGGAAGTAAGTCCACTCCAGTTCGCCCATAGCAAGCTGGGGAGCGAAGCGGAATGTTCCTTCTCCAACGTAGTTCTCCGGGACGAGACGCTTGAACGAATCCCCAGCGATGACGAAGCCCACCTCGTAAGGAGCGTTGACCCAAGCCGGGTTGCGGCGTTGAGCAAAGCCGTTCGTGACGGGAGTGCTGACGATGGGGTTGACAAGGATCAGATTGCCGTCGACAGTGAACCCAGTAGCGCGAAGGGGCTGCTGGTCGATACCGAAGGCGAAACCACGATAGCCTTGGAACTGATACCCGGCGATGCTGTCCTCACCGAGCTTGAAGCTACCAGCGGTGAGATAGAGGAGGTCTTCCTTAACGTCAGCATCGTTGCGGATGTTTTCAATGGCATCGGCTCCGAGCATGACTTGGAAGAACTCGCCATCCTTGCTGGCGAACGGCTCTGCAAGCATCTCCTCGCGAAGGAAGGTTCCAATGCGATAGAGGGTCTTGAAGTTGAGGGGGGCATCCGGGAGAACGGCTGCGAACTTCGTGTTGATCTGCTGCATGTCCCCGGTCAGGTTCTGCGTGAAAGGACGGGTCGAATTGACCACATACTTAACGCCAGACTGAATCAGGAACTGATAGCGAATATCAGCGTTGATGATCTGGAGGATCGTCTTCTCAAGGCTGACTTGAGCCTGAAGATAGCTGCCCTTGAA